CAATGGTAGCCACGGTCCAATGCTGCGCGACCGAGTCGTGCTACAACTCGGTGCCGGTTCCGGGCGATGATCTGCTGCGGATTTTTCCGAACATCAAAATCCTCTGCGACGAGTGCGATCTCGAAAGAATCGAAAGGCTGAAGCAGGAGCAGGCCACAGAGGAGCAGGAGAGGCGGCAGGAGGCGTTCAATGCCATCTGCCCACCAATCTACCGCGAAAGCGACCCCAAACGCATTCCTGCGGCCTTCCTGCGCGAATGCGAGGCATGGCGGTTTAATCCGGTCGGCCTCGGTCTCGTCGGGCCTGCGGGCTGCGGGAAGACGCGGGCGGCGTGGATACTGCTCAAGCGACTGCATTTCAGCGGGCTTCGCGTCTTTGGCATCACGGCCACGGGGTTTGCGAAAGCCTGCGCCGACCAATTCCACGACAATCCGCAGGCCAAGGCGCTCGCCGAGGACACTCTCACCCGCTGCCGCCGGACCAAGGTGCTGCTGCTCGATGACCTCGGCAAGCAGAAGATGACCGAGAGGTCGGAACTGGAACTCTTCGACCTGCTGGAACACCGATCCTCCCATGAACTGCCGGTGATCTGGACGGCGAATGCCGCCAAGGGCGACCTCAGAAAAATGCTCTCGTCCGACAGGGGCGAGCCGATCCTCCGGCGGTTATCGGAGTTTACGAAAATAATCAATACATGAAATTGGATTTCTATGAAGCTGATATGCTTGCGTTTTTTTTGAGGCAAACGAAGGAAGACTTTGTTGAATGCGCTATGGATTTTGGCTGGGAGCTTCAAGACGCACAACAATTTCACGAGGATTTATTAAAAAAAACCCTTAAAAACCTATTCAAAGAACTGGAATGATCGTGATGCCGTCCAACAACTCTGGAATCCAGATAGGATACCTTGCCGGTAAGTTTTTAAACCGAATCGGCTGGTTGCTATCTCCAGATGGTTGGCGGCAACCTCCATCGTGGATGCCATACGCTCTCGACAATGGCGCATACGGGGCATGGGCCAATGACCGGGAGTGGGATGCAGAAGCCTTTCTCAATTTGATTGAGAAATCAAAATCTGCACACAAGCCGCGCTGGGTAGTGGTTCCCGATGTGGTAGCAGACAGGGAGTCAACGATCATCCGCTGGCATGAATGGATGCCTCAACTACGAGATCGCCTGCACGGGGTATGCTTTGCCTTTGCCGTGCAGGATGGAATGACCCCAAACGATGTTCCGCACGAAGCAGAAGTGATCTTTGTAGGAGGCACAACCGAGTGGAAGTGGAAGCACCTACACACTTGGGCAAACAATTTTCCTCGGGTCCATGTCGGACGGGTAAATTCCGAGCGTCTGCTTTGGATTTGCCATGAAGCTGGGGTGGAGTCCTGCGATGGCACGGGGTGGATGCGTGGAGGAGAAGAACGGTTAGAGGAACTCCATCGCTATTTAGAACAATCAACCGGAGGAGATCGCCGCCCTCAACTGCAATTTTCACTATAAATAACGAAGTTTTGACTGATACCATATGAACACACTAGAACACTACATCGAGGCGCATCGGCTCAACGAAACCGAGGTGATGAACATCCTGCAAGACCACGGTGTGATTTCCGACAACTGCGTGACCGCAGCGGAGGTCGCTGGGTCCGGCAAGGCGGTCGCCTTTTTGAACACTCTCCCACCAGACGAACAACCAATACAAAACCAACCATGATCACATTAAGCATTGATGTAACCCAACTCGACAAAGCCCGCTTCAAGCGGATCACCCGCAAGAACGGCAAGGAGGCGGTCTTTGCCGACCTCATCCTCATCGACACCCCGGACGGTCAGTTCGGCGACTACATGGTCAAACAATCGGTCTCCAAGGCCGAGCGTGAAGACGGTCTCCAACTGCCCATCCTCGGCAACGCCAAGCATGTCGAGAAAACCGAAAAAACAACCCCACGACCAGCAACCACTGAAAGTGACGAAATCCCCTTCTAAAGACTACCATCTCGAAGGGGTCCGAGACTTAGCCTGCAACATCATCTTGCAGGCGGTCGAGGACATCTGGAACCGCCAGAAATACAAATCGAAACACCAGCGGGCGATCATGGTGGAGGCTCGGCGGTCGGCTCGGCATTTTTTTAAGAACCGAGCGTTCACGCAAGTCTGCAGCACGATGGATTTACCTGCGGACAAAATCAAAGACGCGGCATTCTACCCGGCGAAATACCCCGAGATCATAAAAATGCTGCGAGAAAGGAAAAAACGATGAGTGATACACCAGAGACGGATTTCCATTGCTGGACTGACAACTCGGAAGAGTTGTTGATTGCCGTGTGCCATGCGGATTTTTGTCGCAAACTAGAACGCGAACGCAACGAGGCGAGATATTTACTGAAACACGCGCAGTCGGCCTTGGACGCAATTCACTTAGAAATTGGCGGATGGATCAAAACAATGTCGGTGACATCAAAATGAACTGGACCCATGAACAACTCAGACAACTCAGCTACACCGAATCAAGCCCGGGAGTGTTCACTCACTCTTCAACTGCGCGGATACCTCACGCCCAGCCTCAACCGGCTCCTCGGCCAGCATTGGTCAACCATTGCAAAGGAAAAACTCCGCGCAAAAATCGCGTTACTCTCATCATTACGAGAAGCGCATGCTCGCTCCTCGACGCCGACAATTTCGCTGGCGGTTGCAAGCCTCTCATCGACCAACTGCGCTACGCAAAGCTCATTGCCGACGACGATCCGGAAACGGTCGAAATTATCTTCCGGCAAGTCAAAGTCGCGACGAAAGCGGAAGAAATGACCACCGTCGAAATCACTACACAGGGGGAGTATGAGGGGGAGATTCCCAATACTTGTCAAGATCAATTTTGACTGATACCATCAACCCTATGAAATTGAACCCGAAACAAGAGGCGTTTTGCCAAGGGGTCGCGAGCGGATTGTCGCTCACCCAAGCCTACATCCGCGCCGGTTACTCCGAAAAAGGAGCCGATGGCGCCGCTTGCAAATTGCAAGGAAATGCAAGTGTGGCCTTCCGAATTGACGAACTCCGCGCCAAGTCGGAATCCAAGATGAGCTACAAACGCGAGACCTACCTCGAAACACTCCGCGAGCGGTTCATGGAAATGCCGCCGGAATCGGCGACCTGCGCGAAATACGGGGAAATGCTCGCGAAGGCGATGGGATGGAACGAACCCGAGAAGATCGAGGTCGCCGGGGCCATGGACATCAACATCCGCATCGGTGGCCATTAACATCGACATCATCCCGCGACCGCAACTCGCGAGCTACCTGCACCGCAAGGAACGCTGGTCGGTGATGGTGCTGCACCGCCGCGCCGGAAAGTCGTTTGTGTGCATCCAAGACCTCATCGCCAAGGCGCTCTCGCACAAGCGCAGCGGACCGCCCCTCCGCTACGCCTATGTGGCTCCGACCCGCGAGCAGGCGAAAGACATCGCTTGGAAATACCTTGTCCAGTTCACCTCGCAAATCCCCGGCGTGGTCATCAACAAGGCCGATCTCGCGATCACCTTCCACAACGAAGCCACGATCCGGCTCTACTCGGGCGAAGCCTACGAGCGCCTGCGCGGAATCTATCTCGATGGTGTCGTGATGGACGAGGCGGCGGATCTCGATCCCGCAGCGTGGGACAATGTCATCCGCCCCACACTCACCGACTACCAAGGCTGGGCGACATGGGTGGGAACGCCGAAAGGGCGAAACATTTTCTGGAAAATGTGGAACCGGGCGTGTGCGGACAACGATTGGTTCACACTCCAACTCAAGGCGAGCGAGAGCCACATCATTCCCGAGGAGGAACTCACCGACATCCGGCGCGGGACCACGGAGAATGCGTTCCAGCAGGAATACGAGTGCAGCTTCAACATCGGTCGCCCGGGCGCGATCTATGTTCGCTCGCTCGAAAAGGCGCGAGCCGAGAAGCGGGTCACGAACGATGTGCTGTGGTTCAAGGAACTGCCGGTCTACACAAGCTGGGATGTGGGCGCTCCGCTCAACCAAAAGGTGTGGGTGTGGCAGATGGTCGGCGACCGCATCAACTACCTAGAATCTCTCTCCGGGAGCGACGAGTGCAAGACGCCAGCGGATTGGGCGGCAAGGCTCAAGGAGCGCCAATACGGCTACGGAGGTCACTTCATCCCGCATGACGCCGCAGCGGAGGTCGGCGGACTCTGGCAGGAGGCGCTCGGTCGCAGCGGGCTGACCGGCGTCTGCCCTGTGCCTCGGCAGATCAGCGTTTGGGATGGCATCAACCTTGCCAACGATGCGTTCCCGCGCATTCACATCAACGAGGCCGGATGCGCGGATGGCATCGAGGCGCTCGACGCCTACCACTCCAAGGAGGAGCGCGATGGCGTCACGATCAAAGATGTGCCGGTGCATGATTGGAGCAGTCACTTCTGCGATGCGTTCAGTCTCTCGCACCAGGCTATCAAGCGCGGGATGGTCATCGACCGCTCCGCGATCCCTCGGAAGGCCGAGCGACACGAACCCACTAGAGTCATGGCAGGATTCCGAGGCGGTGGATTCGGAAAGGTGCGGCGGTGATTCCCCTCTGATTTGTAACTTATCTGGAGGGATGCAATGAAACGCGAACTCGAACTTCAAATTCTCGACCTCTACCG